GCAAAACAGGTTGATGCTAAGGCTAAAGCATGGCACGAAGCTAAGGAACTGATTGATTCAGTTGAAGCTCGTGGCGGTGTATGGTCAGGTGAAGATGAGGCTAAGTATGCTTCTCTAACTGCAGACATCAACAAGAGAAATGAACTAATTGAACTAGAGCAGCGTGAAGCTAAGACTGCCGATGCAGTTCAGGCAGCAGCGATGAACTTTGCTGGTGCAAGTGTTTCAGATTCAGAGTCAGACATTCTTCGTAAGATGATTGCTGGTGAGATTCGTGGTCATGAATTCCGTTCCATCACTGGCGGTTCAACTGGCGCACCGGTTCCAACAAGTTTTTACAATCAGATCGTAAAGGTTGCAAGACTTGTAAACCCGTTGCTAGATTATGCAACTGTAATCAATACTTCTTCCGGTGAGAACCTACAGATCCCAAATCAGGCAACATATTCTGGTGCCACTATTTTTGGTCAAGGTGCTTCCATCGGCACTTCAGAACCCACCTTTAATACTCTAGTGTCTTTGTCAGCCTTTAAGTTTGGTGCTATCGCACAGCTATCTCGTGAACTTGTTCTCGATGCTGGTGTAGATATTATTGGATTCTTGGCAGACCAATTTGGTAATGCATTTGGTCAGGGCATTGGAAACAAGATTGTTAACGGTACTGGAACTGTTGAGCCATTTGGTTTGCTAAGCGCTTCAGGTGCAAGCACTGCACTCACTGGTGGCACTGGTGTAACTGGTGCATTCACCGCAGACAATGTGATCGATTTGGTTTACAGCCTTGACGGTTCTCTTCGTAACCTTCCTTCTTTCGCAATGCTTGCAAACGCTACTTCTATTGCAGCTCTTCGTAAGTTGAAGGATAATCAGGGTCGTTACTTCTTCGATGTTGGTGTAGGACTTGACAAGCGTGATCTAGTTCTAGGTGTGCCTGTTATCGAAACTCCTGCAATGCCTTCACCGGGTCTTAATGCTAAGTCCCTTGCAGTTGGCGATCTCAAATCGCTTTACATTAGAAATGCAGGTGGGTTGCAGGTGGATCGCAGTGACGATTTCGCATTTGGAAACGACTTGGCTACATGGCGTGCAACATGGAGAATCGACTCCAGATTGATCCAGACTGCCAACATTCAGCTATTCCGTGGTGGCGCAAGCTAATCTGTAATCGCTAAAGTTAGCACCCCCTATTTCTGTTTCATAGCAGATTTAGGGGGTGTTTTCCATTAGTCTTACATTATGGATAAAGCATGTATTTCTTGGTATAGCAATTCTCTCAATCAGCCGACAGGTTACGGCACTCAATCTAAGCAGGTTATTCAAAGACTTGTTAAGGATGGCCATAAGGTTGCGATGATGTCAAACTATGGCGGTGAGGGTGTGAACTCTACTATTGAAACTGGTTCGGGTTTGATTCCTCATTACAGCCGAGGGATGAATCAATATAGTACGGATGTTATGCCTTTGCATTATGCTCATTGGAAGGCAGAGAACCCTAAACTTCCAGCGTTCATGGTGACTTTATATGATGTTTGGGTACTCGATTCACCTGCATTAGATAATCTTCCTATTGCTTCATGGGTTCCAATCGATCATGAACCTGCTCCCGAAAAAGTTTTGAACTGGCTTAGAAAACCTAATGTAACCCCTATAGCTATGTCTAAATTTGGTAAAGCGATGATTGAACAGGCAGGGATTGAATCAGAATATATTCCTCATGCTATTGATACAAAGATTTTCAAGCCTACACTGAATTTGCCTGAAGGCATATCTGGTAGAGAATTTGTTGGCGGTAAAGATAAGTTTGTGGTTGGCATGAATTTCGCTAATAAGGCTGGAGGGTTTATTCACCGTAAAGCCGTTGCAGAGAATTTTCTTGCTTTTGCAATATTTGCAAAGAAGCATGATGATGTGATTCTTTATTTACATACTGAACCTTATGGCAAGCAGTCCGGGTTTGTTTTACCGCAAATACTTCAAGCCTGTGGAGTTCCTAGCGATAAGGTGATGATAGTCGATCCTGTTGCTTACAGTTACGGAATATCGCAACAGACTTTGGCTGCAATCTATTCTGGTTGGGATGTGGGTTTGTTTTGTAGTTATGGTGAAGGCTTTGGTATTCCGCAGGTGGAAGCGCAAGCTTGCGGTGTGCCTATCGTTACTTCTAACTTTGCTGCTTCAACTGAACTTGCTTCTTCAGATTCGTTTCTAGTGAATGGTCAACCGTTTTGGGATGCAGGGCAATCGGCATGGTTTAATATTCCTAATGTTCATGGAATAGTTGATGCTCTAGAACAGGCGTATCAGCGTGGAAGAAAAGAGTTTCCGGATACTATCGCTTTTGCTAAAGAATACGATGCCGATAAGGTTTATAAAGAATCGTGGAAACCTTTGATACAAAAACTTATCTCACAGCAAGCGGTAAACTAGATAAGACTTTAGGAGTTTATTTTGGCGTTAACTAATGCATACTGCACTTTATCAGATGTGAAAGCAGCCTTAAGAATTCAAGATACCGTTGATGATCTTCTTATAGAGAATAGTATTAACGCTGCTTCTCGAATGATTGATCAGTATTGCAACCGATACTTTTATTCAGGTGTTGCCGGTGAGGTTCGCTATTTCAAAGCTAACGATGCTTTCAATTGTTGGATTGATGATTGCCAAACAATAACTAAATTAGAAACTGCTTCACAAAATCCTGTAACTTTCGATACAACTTGGGGTGTGAATGATTATCAAACAAGCCCTAGGAACACTCTAGGAAATGGTGCTTATCAACCCATAACTGCGCTTACTGCTGTTTACAATTATTTCTTTCCTACATGGCAGGAATCTAATCTAGTGAAAGTTACAGGCACTTGGGGTTGGGCTTCAGTTCCAGATTCGATAAAGTTTGCCACTATTATTCAAGCTTCACGCCTGTTCAAGCGTTTAGAATCTCCATTAGGTGTAGCAGGTGTTTCAGATATTGGAATCATGCGTGTAGGTTCAAATATTGATGGCGATGTTGCCCAACTTATTAACCCGTTTAGACTTTTGAGAACTGGCGCATAATGGCTATAAGTGATCTTAGAAGAGGGTTAGCGAATAACCTGAAAACTATTAAGGGTTTGCGTGTAGTTGAAACTCTTCCCGATGTAGTCAATCCACCTATGGCGATGATTGGCTTAACTAAGATTGCCTATAATCAGCAGAATCAAAAAAGTATGGCGGAATACACTTTTAAGATAACTGTTGTTTTAGGGCGTGTAAGCGAGAGAACCGCACAACAGTCTTTAGATGTTCTTGTAGCTCCGGGTGTCGGATCGGTTAAAACTGCTGTTGAATCGGATCGCACTTTAGGCGGTTTCGCTTATGAAACTTTTATTCCAGAACTTACTGCTTATGGGGCGATTACAGTAAATGGCATAGACTATTTGAGTGCCGAATTTTCGGTGCAAGTTTTCGCAAGATAAAGGAAAAAAATGGCGATTTTTGTTGCAACAGATTTCTATGTTTCAGTCAATGGATCTACTGCTCTAAACCCTTACCTAACACAGGTAGAACTAAAGGCTTCCGCTAACGATGTCACAACTACTGCTTTTGGTAGCACTTGGGTTACTCGTGTTGCAGGTTTGAAAGAGGGTTCGCTTACACTTCAGTTCAATCAGGATTACGCTGCTTCAGCAGTTGATGCAACTTTGTGGGGAACTATTGGGCTAGGTAATAATGCGACAGTTGTTATTAGACCTTCTTCGACTGCTGTGAGTGCATCTAACCCGGCATATACTGCGGTAGTTGTTTTGACAGACTATACTCCTGTAAGTGGAAATATTGGAGATTTAAGCACCTTCAGTATCACGCTACCTACAACCGGTTCAGTGACTAGGGCAATCGTATAAATTTAGGTTAGACTAACTTCATGCAAAAAATTGATGTATCCATAAAATTGTATGAAGGTGAAACCTTTGTAGTTCAAACTGCCGCCACTGATCTAATTAAGTGGGAATCTTACTTTGATTTAAGTGTTGACAAACTTGAGAAACTAACTCACCTTTACTATCTTGCGTGGCTTGCCTGTAAAAGACTTGCTAAAACTTCTTTAGAGTTTGAGATTTGGGCGGATCAAGTTGAAAATATTGAGGTTGCAGACCCAAAAGCATAAAGGCTTTAGGTATTGATTCCATGCATTGGATGATAGCTAATCTTTCTGTTGCTACAGGTATTGCCCCATCAGTTTTACTTCAAGAATCTGATCGCATGTTGAATACTATGCTTTATGCTTGGCAGTCGCAGAATGGGAATGATGGATAATTCGAACATTGTTTTTGAATCTAAAGAACTATTCAATTACCTAAAAACTTTTGAACCTAAATTGAAAAAGAAGTTGCTGGCGGAAGCTCGAGGAATCGCTAAAGATCCGCAAGATGTAATACAAAATATTATTCCTGCTACAGCCCCTCTATCTGGAATGAGCATGGAACATAATGCTTCTGGTCGTACGGGCTGGGGTGCAGTGAAACCTGCAAACAAAGTTGATTTTTCTACTAGAACTACAGGTTCTAAAAAGTATGCGGTTACTTCTCTATTTCGACTTATAGTCGCTTCACCTATGACTGCTATTGCAGATGTTGCCGGTAAAGGTTCGGGTGTTCCTAGAAATCTTATGACTAAACCTTATCCCTATAAAGGTGGTACAAGATCGCATAGGGTAAATAGGCAAGGGCAAAACATGATTAAGGTTCTTAGGGAAAGAAGGAAATCTAATTTTGTTTATCCTGCTGTTGAATCATCTTTGCCGGGTATTGAACGGAAACTAAAATTAGTTATAGAAAAGTACGCTAGAGAAATCAACAGGAAGACTAACTAATGTCCGTTATTGTAAAACTTTTATCCAAGTTTGACGATAAGGGTATTAAGAAAGCTCAACACAGTTTCGGTGGGCTGAAGAAAACTCTTGGGGCTATTGGTATTGGTTTTGGTATAAAGCAGATTACGGATAGTTTAGTTGAAGCCGCTAAGGCTGCTTCTGCCGATCAAAAGTCAACACAGTTGCTGAATAATCAGTTGCAGAAAAATGCTCATGCAACTAAGGCGCAGACAAGTCAGAATGATAAATTTATTGCCAGCCTTTCAAAACAGGTGGGTATCGTTGATGATGATTTGCGACCTGCTCAAGCTCGGCTTGCTCGGGCAACGGGTAGCGTAAAGAAGTCACAGGATCTTCTAAAACTTGCTCTTGATGCTTCGGCAACTTCGGGTAAACCTTTGGCAACAGTTTCGGCTGCTCTAGGTAAAGCATTCAATGGAAGTACTGGGGCTTTAACAAAACTGTTTCCTGAACTAAAAAAGTCTAAAGATTTGTTTGGTGATTTGCGTAAAGAAGTTGAAGGAACTGCAGCAGCCCAAGCATCGCCATTCGATAAATTGAATACTGCGGTAGATGAATTGAAAGAAAAACTTGGTAAAGCTATTCTGCCGATTCTCGTTGAGTTTATAGATACTATGATGAAGCCCGGTGGGGCTATCGATCAGGTTAGTAAGTTCCTTGATGATGTTTCTAACCCTAAAACTGAAGCCGGAAAAACTTTCTTAGATATCAAAGATGCGGTAATGCAAACTATTGGCAGTGTGAGAGATTTCTTTGCTTTGTTTGGTAACGGTAATGCGATGAAGGGTTTCGCTGTTGTTGCAGGAAATCTTATAAAAGCTTTACCTGCTTTGATTGCTTTGAAGGGGATCATGGTTCTCGCTCAATCTGCTAGAGCAATTCAAAATTTGATTATCGCCATGTTAGCGATTCAAGGTAAAAATCCTCTTGGTGATTCACCTATTGGAAAAGCATCTAAGTACATTATTCCTGCTGCTATTGCTGTTGGAACTGCTGAAGTTGCGTTGAATGAATTTTCTAAACCTCAAACGAAAATGGATATCGCTAATGCAGGTAAGAGCAAGTTCGCTGCATATAATCCCGGTATGAATAAAGGTTTATTTGTTGACAAGAATGGTAGAGATAGTTCAGGAAACCTTGTAACAAATAATGTGACTATAAATGTTCAAGGTGCAGATCCAAAGGCTACTGTAGATGCTTTAGGAAAGTGGCTAAAAACTAATGGTAGTTTGCCTTTTAATCTAACTGCTGGACAAAATGGACAGGCAAGAAGATAATGGCGTTGCCTAGTTATGTTGTTGAAATTCAATTTGGTAGTAGCAGTTATATAGATGTAACACAGTATGTTCAAAGCGTTTCTATAAGTCGAGGTATTACTCGATCTTTAGATGATTTTCCTGCAGGTAGCGTGTCAGTTACTTTTGTAAATAACAATCGTGTATTTGATCCTTTGAACACTAGCTCGCCTCTTTGGTATTCGGCTGGCGGATACACGATGATTCAACCCGGTGGAAGACTTCGTGTTTCAAGTAATAGCATAAGAATTTTTACAGGATTTGTGCAGAGTTGGGAATTTACTTTTGATGAATCGGGGCTTGACGGTAAAGCAACCGTTATGGCTTTAGATGAAATTTTTAAGATAAACAATCTAACTTTTGATGCTTCAACTGAAGGCATAGTTCAAGATACAGGGTCAAGGATTCAACAAGTTTTGAATTATGCAGGTTTTGGTGCAAGCGAATATTCTGGGGTAACTGTAGGAAAAACTATTGTTGGTGCAGATGTTCATGCTGCGGGCGATAATGTTCTTGCCTATTTGCAGAATGTTGCCAGAAGTGAACCGGCAGATTTTTACAGTAACGCTTCAGCAGTAATGCAGTTGAAGGATCGTAATTTCGCTAACCTCTCATGGACTAACACGATAAGAAATAATCTAATTGCATACCCGGGAACTGCTTCACAGGATACAACTAGGGCAACCGATGATGTTCCATTAGGTAACGGATGGTACACAACTTATAGACCTACAACTAAGACCCCTAAATATGCTGGTAAGGCTGCTATTGCCGATCCAAGTAACGCTGATGGTTTAGGCAATAATGTTTACGAATTTTTTTATCGTGACACTAATCAAGCTAAATATAACCCTAATAATCTAACAACTATTGCTTTTACTTATTCAGCTTGGGTTCAAGGTAATGCTTTGCTATCCGCTAATGGTGGTGTTAGCGCAACTTTTACTTTGAAAGATTCGACAGGTAATCAGTTAGGAACTGCCAGCGTTGGAACTGTTACCGCTGCTTCAACTGCAACATGGAATCAACTTACAGGAACAGTTTCTTATTCTGGTACAGGTATTCCTGTTGGCATAACTTTGTATCTTGGATCTAATGGATCTACCAGCCCATACAGTTTCTTTGGAAGCAATTTTCAAGTAGAGCAAGGCACTTCTCTGCCTATCTATTTCGATGGAACATATAACCCTTACACTTCTACTGCTTCAACTGTTTACAATGTGGGCTGGAGTGGATTACAATACAACTCTTATTCGGGTTTAGTTACTTCTGTAAGCACTTCAACTTCTGCCCCGACAATAAACTTTTTTGCCGATGAAAACAGTCAAAGCTCTATCGGTGGAACTGGCATCCCTTTCACAGATATAACTGTTGCTTATGCCGGAGATAGGCTTTATAACAGTGTTCAAGTTGTAGGGGTAAACGCTGTTTCTAGTGCATCCGATACTGCACTAATTTCTCGTTACGGATTGAGAGAGTATAGTCAGCAAGATAATCTCACTACTTCTCTAACCCGTACAGCAGAAATAGCTTCAAAATATCTTGACGCTTTTAAGATGCCTGAATATCGTGCAGATCAACTAACTGTTGCAGTGCATGGATTGACAACTGCGCAACAGAACAGAGTTTTAGCGATTGAACTTCGAGATGTTGTAAGAGTTCTATTTAAACCTTCTAATACTGGTGCGGTGGTCGATAAATATTATGAAGTTATCGGGGTAGATAGTCAGATAGATACGGATAGGCATGAAATATCTTTTAGAGTTTCTTCGTTAGATTATTTGGGATCTATCTTTTGATTAGCCTACATTTTGTCATAGTAAACTTGAGATTTAGGAGATTTAAATGAATGAACCCAAGCAGCCTACAAATCAAACTTTACTTTTGCAGATTGTTCGAGATATTGAAATCTTGAAGATTCAAAGCATTCAAATTCTTGATGCTTCTAGAGATCATGAGAATCGTATAAGAGATTTAGAGAAACAACTAAACAGAAATGCTTGGATTCCATCACTTATTACTGCTGTAGTTACTTCAGCTATCGTTTATTTTATTAGTAGAGGTTTAAGTTAATGATTGCTCCGGGAGATTACGATATCACTTGCTATCAAGGTGCAGACTATGACCAACTTTTTACTGTAACTCAAGGCGGTACAGCGTTG